ACTCTTGCCAATACAGAGGATACGAATATTCCATGGGTACGTGAAAAAATCTCAAACGTTATTTCTCGCGATCCATCGGTGGAGGAAGTCTCGCCGGTGCCGCGGGCCTCTTCGTGACTGTAGCAGCACTCGCTCTCCTGGCGCCTGTCATGAAGATGCTGGGGGAGATGGACTGGGCCACTGCAGGCAAGGGTATTGCTATCATGGCCCTGGGGTTGGCCGCTCTTGTGGCTGTCGGATATGTTGCTGAGTTTGCCGCGGTCGGTCTCCTTGCACTGGGCGGCGCTATCCTTATGATCGGGATGGGCGTTGGTCTAGCGACTGAGGGTATTGCCAAACTGGTTGATGCCATTGCGAACCTGTCGACCTCGGGAGCCGACGGCGTCCAGACATTCCTCGCTGCGGTTGACGGCTTCATCGAGAGAATGCCTGCGATGGGTACGGCGCTCGGCGAGGGCTTCATCAACTTCATGCAGGTCCTCATCGACAATTCAGGCACTATCGTCGAGTACCTCAAACTTATCCTGACGTCTGGCGCTCAGGCTATGATTGAGTCCATCCCGACGTTCGTTCAGCTCATGACCACGATCCTCCTGGCGATCATCCAGGTCATATATGACAACGCCCAGGCCTTGATCGACTGCGCCATATTCTTGATCCTGACTCTGTCGCAGGCTCTCATTGATAACATGCCGCAGTTGGTACAGAGAGGCTCGGATGTGCTCATATCCTTCTTGGATGGTCTGAGTCAGAAGATCCCTGAGATCGGTCAGAAGGCCACGGACTGTATCGTGGCGTTCATCACCAGTCTCGGTGACGAGATGCCGCGGATCACCGATGCAGCAGCCAAGACCGTCATCAAGTTCATAAACGGACTTGCTGATGCGATTGAGAACAACTCCGAGGCGATGGCCCAGGCGGGTGTTCGACTCATCAGCGCCATCACTAGGGGCATCGGCACCGGCATCAAGACTCTCGTATCTACGGGTGTCGCGCAGATGAAGAACGCTGGTATTCAGCTGGTCAACGGCCTCAAGAATGCGATCACCGAAAAGCTCTCCTCCATCGCCAGTGCGGTCACGAGCATGGGTAGCACCGTTGTTTCGAAGGTCAAAGCGGCGTTCGGCATTCATTCTCCTTCGAGGGTGATGTACGAGATCGGTGATTTCCTGATGCAGGGTCTTGCGAACGGCATCACCGACAACACCGAGCAGGGCATCGCGGCGGCAAGCACCATGGCCACCGACACCGTCGACGCGCTCTCCAAGGGCTTTGGTAACACGAAGGATATTTGGAACAACGCGTTCGGGGAGAATGCCGATCCGACGATCAGGCCGGTTCTAGACCTCTCGCAGGTCGAGGAGCAAGCGGGTCGTCTCGACGAGATCCTTCCAAAGGAGGAGATCGCCGGCACTCTTGCGACGACGGCAACCGCCCAGCTCGCCGGACGAGTCGTCACTAGCACACCTACAAAGTCGAATGACACTGCCGCCAGCGAGACGTACAACCAGGGCACAAGTCTAGTGTTCAACCAGTACAACAACTCGCCGAAGGCGCTGTCCGAGGCGGAGATCTACCGCCAGACTCGTAACCAGATCGAGCAGGTGAAGGGAGCCATGTACGAGCTATGATTGAGTCAATCGAGTTTCTTACGTACCGACAGCAACGCGTCGTTCTTCCTCTGAGGGATCCTTGGGGGATAGGCGTGGCTGTCAAATCCGTTGACGGCCTGTCGGCTACGAAGGCCTCGATCAACACGACTGAACTGGCTCTTACGGATGTGGCTATATTCAACGGCGCGAGGGCGGGAATGAGGAACCTCAAGATCAAACTCGCGCCGTTGCCCATGCCCGATATCGAGACCAGCAGGCAACGCATATACTCCTGGTTCCAGATCAAGCAGCTCATGACTGTGTATATCAACACGGACAAGCGCAGGGTCAAGACGGAGGGGTATGTCGAGACCGTCGAGGCGGACATATTCTCGAAGGAACAGGAGATCAACATCTCCATCCTATGTCCCGATGCCTACTGGCATGACGCGGACACCAGTATCGACAAGAACCTCGAATGGTCCAGGGAGATCCCGTCTTTCGAGTTCGACTTCATGGACCAGCCGTCTCCGTCGCTGGAGTTCAGCAAGGACCGTGGTTTATTGTCCGCCACGATCGACTACGAGGGGGATGTGGAGACCGGGTTCACCATGGTCTTCACGTTCCGCCCAGGAGCCAAGCTTCCGATCACGGTGACCGAGACGTTCTCCGGCGATCAATTCAAGCTCACCGGGGCATTTCTCGACAAGACGTACTACAAGGTCGATCCCATCGTGGGTGGTGACATCGTCACAGTCAATTCTAGGACGGGACGCAAGTCCATCATCCGAAATCGTGGCGGTCGCAAGGACAAGTTCATAGCGGCGCTGGATCGTAACTCGGACTGGCTCAAGCTTAGACCCGGTGTCAACGAGTTCCAGATCGCCATGAATGATCCGAATCTCACGGACGTATATTTCTCAACCGACGTTCTCTTCCAGGGGGTGTGATGTGTATCTTGCGGTTTTTGATGAATCGATGATCCTCCAGCATATCTGCGAGGACTACAAGTCCATCATCTGGACCGAGCGATTCCACGGCTTCGGCGATTTCAAGCTCACGGTTCCCGGCACCCTGGAGAATCTGCAGATCTATCAACTCGACTACTACCTGTACACCAAGGGCACGAACAAGCTCATGATCATCGAGCAGGTCGAGCTAAACACCGAGTATAGTAAGCAGTCACTGTTGACAGTCAGTGGGCGTAGCCTCGAGTCCATATTGGACCGCCGTGTCATGCATCCTTATCCCATTTGGGAGGGAACCAGACTATGCATGCATGAGCGAACCAAAGGAAAAGTCAAAGACGTTATAAAACACTACACCAACCTTCTGTTCAAGCAGCGGGACTCGCTAGATACGTCTCACGAGCGACACGTCACCGGATTCGGATGGTACTCGGTCGATGAATTGCCCGCGGGGATTCGCAAAGGCCGACCTATTTCTTCCATGGACATTGGGAACATCAGGGCGAACGCCAACGGTACTGTACGGAACGTATCGGCGAATGCCGGATACACTCATACGTCCTACGACGATACCGATCCGTATATTATGGAGGGTTCCTGGTATAAACTGGTTCAGAATCTCACGGACTTGACTATGTCCGGATGGGCGATCGAGTTTGACGGGGAAGATCCGTATTACTGGTACGGGTACACATACAACGGCGTGAACCGCACATTCAATCAAGGCGAACGCCCTCCTGTAGTATTCTCACCGAAGTATGATAACCTGTCCAAGGCCACCTATTTCAAGTCTAAGGTATCCACGCGGACAAAGATATTCTCGGGCGCTGTGAAATTCACTGTACCCTTGAGTTTGCAGCTCTCAAAAGAGTATCTCGACGACAGCAGAGACTCTGCGATGCAGAACAACTCGGTTACCGTCGGTACCAAGGGGCTTGGTCTGCGGGAAGGTTATTTTCAAAACCCATCGATCGAACACACAAATGGGTACATGACCTCGACTGGTAGTGGTACTAGCGGCGTGGCTTCGATTGATCCCGAATCCATCTATCGTCAGATTGCTGAGCAGTGCAACACCGAGCTTTGGCGTCATATGCCTATTGAGATGTTCTCGGGTGAGGCTGCCCAACAGTCCATGTATACTTACAACGAGGACTTCTTCCTGGGCGATTTTGTGCAGATCCAGAACGAGTTCGGGCAGCAGGACATCGCTCGGGTAACCGAGTACATACGTACATCCTCGGACTCAGAGGGTGACGTCTTCTACCCAACATTCACCTCATTGTCCGATATCCAGAAGTCGAAACCGGGGTTGAACATCACATGACAGAGAAATCAGGATTCTTCGTTTCCATCAACGGAGACCGGAAGTACTCCGCAGATGACTTCGGCCGCATGTTCGACGGAGTCATCTCGGACGGTATATTCCAGAACTGGGGTCGAGGCTACCAGGTGGCCAAGGGCTCTGGACGAGAGATCATCGTACAGTCTGGCCGCGCCTGGTTCAAGGGGCACTGGATTGAGAACGACGCGAACAAGGTCTACGCGCTCACCGAGGGTGCTACGGATGGCGATCGTTACGATGCTATAACCCTCAGGGTCGACAAGACACCCAGCGTTCGCTCCGCTGGTGCTCGTGTTATTCAGGGAACTTCCGGCGGCGGCGTCCCACAGCCTACTCAGACGAACGACACCTTCGAGGTCATCATCGCCTATATTCGGGTCCCCAGGGGCGCCAAGACGAATACGGACTTCGAAGTCACGGACTGCCGCGGCAGGGTTGGCGCTCAGTGGGCTCAGTGGGCTCAGAGCGTCATGCAGCCCAAGCAGATCGCTCTGAACAACAAGAACGATTTCCTCAACGCCTTCAACAACGACCCGAATCTCAAGCGAGTTATTACTCGGGGCAACAACTTGGGACGGGTCATGACGCCAGCCCAGAAGGCTGCCATTCGAAACGGGACGTTTGACGGCTTGTGGTTGGGCGACTACTGGCAGTACAACGATAATTCCTGCAAGTGGATCATCGTCGACTTCGATCGGTGGCTGGACTACCCGAATGGCGAGAATCAGCACCGGATCACGGTCATGAGCGACCGGAACCTCGGAATCGACAACATCGGCGAGTCTGGCTGGTGCGAGAACGGCTGGAACGGCTCCAAGATGCGACGAGACTATTCCAACGGCATGGTGCGCTTCTCCACACTTACCCAGGTCTTCGCCATGTCGGACTTCCGGACGTTCCCTGTTATGGAGCCGCACGGTTACGAGAACACCGGAAACGCCTGGGAGCGCACGGAGAAGGACTGGACCTGGGAGTACCCGCAACTCACCATTCCGTCTGAGTTCGAGATGTTCGGCTCATATCTTGTGCACAACCGGATCAACGGCGACACGCACACCATCGGCCCCATCTCTCGTCAGTTCTCGTATTTCCGTGTCGGCAACCCGATTCCGACCCCGGGCGAGTCCTTCTGGCTCCGGGATCAGATCTCTAAGGACTACTTCGGCCTGTACTACGGCGATCAGCGTCGAGTCACTTGGGCCCAGTGGACCGAGAAGTACGGGGTGCGCCCCATCGTTTCTATCGGAGGCTAAATGTCTCATACTGTGGAGCTGGTGATCACCATATTCGGCTCCGTTCTCACCAGTACTGGTCTCTGGGCGTATCTCCAGAAACGTGCGGAAAGGCATGACGCCAAGACTCAGCTTATGTTGGGTCTAGCGCACAACCAGATCGTGGCTATGGGAACCGCATATCTGTCCCGTGGTTACATCACCATCGATGAGTTTGAGGACTTACAGAAGTATCTGTATCAGCCCTACCACACTTTCGGCGGAAACGGGACTGCCGAAAAGGTAATGGACGCCGTGAACCGGCTTCCGATCCATTTTCCTGACACCCGAAGAAAGGACAAGCGCTATGTCGCTGTCGAATCAGACATACAACACTCTGAAGTGGATTGCTCAGATCCTGCTTCCTGCCCTCGCCACCCTGTATCTCGCCCTGGCGGGTTTGTGGGGTTTCCCTCACACTGAGGCGGTTGTGGGTACCATCACCGCTCTCGACACTTTCCTGGGCGCTCTGCTCGGTCTTGCGGCCAAGAACTACGAGCCCGAGGTCGACGGCGTGCTTCATGTGGACCACAAGAACCAGGAGGTCTACGCCGCTCTGGAGACCCCCGCTCAGGACATGACCAAGAAGGACACGGCCACTCTGAAGGTCTCCGAGGTCTGACGATCCGCGGGATCGACATGGTCTATAATGATACCCCTCATTTTGAAAGGAATACCATGTCCGACAACAAGCCGAACACCAAGAAGGCCCTCGAAGAGGCTTACGCTTTCATCGACGGCATGGATCCCGACAGTGAAGCCTATCGCGAAGCTCTCCGCAGCATCAAGGAGCTTGAGCAGATTCAAGACGCAAAACACCGTCGTTTCTGCCCCAGCCCCGATGCCGTGGTGGGCGCCGCCGGCTCTATCCTCGGAATCCTCGCCATCGTGAAGGCTGAGCAGATCTTCCCCGTCGCCTCAAAGGCACTCGGATTCGTCGCCAAGATCCGCATCTGAGACACGAAAGCCTAGGACCCCACAAGGGTTCTAGGTTTTTCCAAAAAGTTCTGATTTTCGAAATCCAAAAATTCCCGGGTGGGAAAATTGGAACGCGGATTTTACAACCGCTATAACGAGACCCCTCACGAAAGGAATGCATCATGTCCAACATCTTCATCGCCTTTGGCTTCATCTCCTTCGTCATGTTTCTGTACACCGTCTACTCCCAGGCCCAGCAGATCAAGGAGCTCAAGAAGACCGTCCGCCACCAGCGGCATCTCCTTAAGGCTACCTCGACTCCGTCCGCCCAGGAGACCGACAATGTAGAGAAGTATCTCGAAGAAGATTGGGCCGAGATCGAGAAGATCTTCCGACAGAACTCTACCAAGAAGTGACTCTCACGCCTAGAACCTTCACGGGTTCTAGGTTTTCGCAGAATCAGCAGGGCATATAATGAGACCTATAGACCGAAAGGACCGATCATGCTGATCTCCCGCCTCGTCGAGAACCTTGTCAAGTCTGTCATCTACTGCGTTGGAATCTACGCCATCGTCAAGTGGGTGCTCTCTCGCTACAAGATCTCGAAGCAGGATGTCAACACCCCTATCCGCACTGACACCAGTCTCTAACGCCCGTGCCCTCTAACCGAGGGCATAGGTTTTCGCGGTTTCTGCATGTCCTATAATGAGACCCCATCCGAAAGGAACCATCATGACCCGCGTCGTCTTTGCCGTTGCCGCCCTCGCCGCCTCCTTCGCCCTCAAGCATTACGCCAACAAGATGCTTGACAAGAAGATCAAGCGAGCGCTCAACAAGAAGATCGCGGAGCAGAACGCTCCCGCCAACTGACCGCCTCACTCCTAGAACCCTACCCGGGTTCTAGGTTTCTCGAGAAAGGAACGCAATTGGACCACGATGACATCCAGCTGGAATTCTCCGATCTGGATCCTATCACAAATACACAGAAGGTCACACTCACGGTTCCAGCCGACGTGGCCCCCGAAGTCGCCAAGCAGATGCTCATCAATGCTATCCAGAGTAGCGTGAGCGATTCTGTAAAGACGATGTATCGTGACCACATTCGGGAGCGAGAGGGCAATCCGGAAGAGAACGAGTGGTATAAAGCACTCATCAATATTGGAGAGGAGAGCAAATGAACCTCGCATTCGTTAAGGCTGCCCAGGACTTCGTCGTACGCAACTCACACCATATCCTCACTGGACTGGCGCTGCTAGGCCTCGGAGCGTCGGTCGCTCTGAGCGTCCATGCGGACCGCCAGATGCAGGAGTGGGATATCGACGACTTCAAGCGCCTAACCAAAGAGCAGCGAATCAAGATCTACGCCAAAATCTATGCTCCTCCGGCCATCGCCATATTGGCCACAGGCGCTTGTGTCATCGGAGCCCACGGCATCTCGGTCAAGCGCGAGTCGTCCCTGCTCCTTGCCTATGAGGGCACGCGTCAGGTGTACGACCGTTATCGCGCCTCCGTCCAGGATCGACTTGGCCCTGAGGAGAAGACGATCTCCCAGAACGCCGCGTCCAAGATGGATCCATATCCTCGTGATGCCGCTGTGGTTTGCGGCGAGGGTGACGTCCTGGGGGCCTCGCAGTCGGGGCGCACCTCCGGGCTGGGCCTGCTGCGCGCGGCCCGCGCCCGGAGCCTGCGCGCGTCGGAGATTCGCGCGCTCTTCTCCGTCGTCTCGCGCCCCGAGGTCGTCTCCCTCGCTGGCGGCATGCCGAACCTCAAGGACCTGCCCCTCGACAAGCTCGCCGCGTCCGCGGAGAAACTCGTGCGCAACCACGGCGCGCAGGCCATGCAGTACGGCA